GACTGCTTAGTGTTATGTGGGGCCTCAGTGAATCGTTTATGATTCAGGGATACATCAAGCCTGGGTGAGAAGCTAGAGAAGCCTACATCGATAGGGGCCTGGTCAGGATCGTCTGTTAATTCCGACTTACAGAGAAGGTACTTACTACCGTCATATTGAACGGTGTAGTAGATGTCATCTTCAGCTGCAAATAGCTTAACCTTACCTGGGTAGATCCAGCGTGTCCATCCGGCTAGTTGCCTCTCATCCCCATTGTTGAAGAACTTGAACACAAAGACCTCTTCAGTTCCCTCCCCATAAACAAGCATGTTGTTGTTGGGTAGGACCTCTCCCCAGATAAAGGCTGGAGGTAGGTACTCAGGGATGATCCTTGTAATGTCTGCAACTTGTGGTCTGTTCTCCACAGAGTCCACAGCCATCTCCATGACTTTGGAGTAGGTCTGGCCCTCAGATATGAATGAGATAGAGACTCCAGAGTTGAGGGGCAACACCTGGGATCTGTAGAAGTAGTTACTGATCTCCGTCATCTTAACAGTAGACGAAGAGAATGCAATTTCATTTGACGCAAGGAGGAACTGGCTCCTCTCTGCAAATAAAACTAAACCTTTTGGGGTTCCTACAACGCCTTTTAGGATTGCAGGGATGGTCGATGAAGCTGTGAGATCGATAGGATCAGCATCCGACACAGCAAGGGCCGAGCCTGAAAAGAAGTTGAAGTAGTCCCCAGGTTGAGACATGATCACAGCATCCTCAGACAAGAAGCCTAGGCGGTTTGCAAAGAAGAACATGTTGGAGATGCTCCTACCAACGAATGTAGGCTCCGGGTTAGTCTTCTCATCACCTACTTCCCTCTGAGCCCAGCCACCAAATGCACTTGAAGTGTTCAAGGAATCCAGTGTGAAAGACCCATCAGCCTGCCGGATAAGGGCATGAGGCATGGTGGAGCTGTTGATGGTTGTCTTAATACCAGGAGCAACGGTCTCCACCCAGGAACCAGATCCAGGGATACCTTTGGATTCAGCCTCAAATCTGACGTAGTAGTCATCAGCTTCAGCGTCATCTGTGTTAGTCACCTTCACCAGGTAGTTATCAAAACATTGACTAGGGAGCTCAGAGACATCACTGGCGAGGCCTTTGATGACATTCATCGCTTTGTTGGTGGTACCTCCTCTGACACTCAGGTTGAAGTCCCTAGCATCTGTTCGGGTGATCTTAATGATATTCCCCACAGACTCAGCACTAAAGCCAGTAAGATTAGATAGAGCGGTAGTGAGTCCACTGACCACAGCCCCAATATCAAGAGTACCACTGGTGGCATTGACAGGAGTTGTGAAGGTAGCAGTACCTGCGCTGTTATAGGCATAGGTGAAGCGGTCAGAGGTAACCCGGATGGTGTAAGAACGCCCACCCATAGAGACCGTTATGGTATCTCCTTTCCTCCAGCCAGTGCCACCATTCAGAAGCTGTACATCGACCCTGTGACGGGACATGTACTTAGCATTAGAGAACTGTCTTACTTCTTCTTTCTCGATGATCACCTGACCACCATGGTCATCAGTCACAGTATCCCCAACCCTGCTGTCTCTTGCTTGCCATTCAGCGTCAAAGACATCGGTTTCGAATAGAGGGAACCCAAAGACCCAATCACCCTTAAAGCCGTCGAACTGGGTTACAGCTCTGGCATTCTTAATGTTATTAGGTGGGGTGAGGCTTCTAACTCTTTTGACTTTACGTTGTATCTCATTACCTCCCACTAGATAAGGAGTACACTGGTTAACCACCCTGAAGGACAGACCTGATTTACCACTAGCAGATTCTGTGAATGTCCGAACACTAGCCTGTGTACAAGCACCACCATCATCCATCTCATAAGATCCAGGGATGACCTCGATGCCAGTAGCAGTATACACTTTATTGGTAGAGGTATCGCCGTCCTTAGCCAGATCGATGCTGTAGGTAGTGTTGTATGCAATCTGATCCACACTAATCAATGCAGCCTTCTCAGACGATGCACTGGTATCGGTGTTCATTGACACCTTAGCGTTGGTATTAGTGAGGAGGGTATAATCAGCAATAGAGATCTGTTCAATAGTATCCTTGGTAGCTCCACTGAAGTAAGCAGAGGCACTCTCATTGATAGTTACAGTCCTCTCAGAGCCATCATTGAGATCCCACACACGGATAACCAGTGAAGGGTTAGTATAGATAGCCACTGTGTAACGTTCGTTGTTGTCTCTAAAGATAGGAAACCAACGAGCATCTTCAGGGATGTCTGACCCAGCAAGTGTTGCGATGTACTCCGAGCCAGGTCTCTTACGGCACCCAAAGGTTGGGTCTAGATAAACGTTATCAGCTGACCTAACTTGGCCGGGAAGCTTCACTGGGTCTGGCTGTTGACTTACCCCACCAAGGAGGTTGGGGATTTTCTGAGAAACTGCTGCCATAACTAGAATCTAATGGTAGAGAATGAAGGGCGGTATGTTCTGTAGTTACGGTTGTCTGCTGTCCCGAGCATATTGTAATCACCCTGCTGGGTCTCATACTCAAGCATTGCAGCCCTAGCTAGAGCCTCCTCACGCTCGCCAAACTTGACTTGCTCAGTGGAGCCTACTGCCCTACCTGCAAACAGGTTAGCGGCCCGCATGGTGATGTAAGATTTGAAAGCCTCAGGGACATCATCAAAGTCAAAGACCCAGACAACATTCAAGAGCTGCTTGCCATCGAACTCAAAGGTGTGGGCTCGTTTGTCGTAGAGCTTACCACCACGGATGATGACATCTAAGTCTTGGGAGTAGTCTGTATCTAATGAGAGAACGTTTGCAGGAATGACGATGTGCTTAGTTGTAGGGTCTGGGGTGAATGGATACTCCTTCTCAGTATTGAATACCCAACCCTCAGATTGCAGTGAGTGACTCACCTCCTCAATAATGTTTGAGGCCATAACGACCATAGGGTTGTCGTTGTCTAGTACTGTGACGGGTGCCATCCCGATGTTTGACAGCACAATGTTTACGGCTGCCAGCTTTGTAAGTTTAGTTGCCATTTTTGTTTAAAGGGGTAACGAGAAAACCCCGGAGGGCCCGAAGGCCCTGGGGATATTAGCTATCAAGCAGCTTGAAGCGAACCAGCAACGGAGACACGAAGAGTGTCGGCGCCCATTGCGAGCTTACCTACAATGAGGTCACCCTGGTACTGCACGTGGAAGTCACCAGAGGTGGTCTCGATGGAAGGAGCAATAGCTTCAACACAACCAGCAGCTTCACGGTGGAAGACAAGGCCGGCAAGGTTGGTGTTGTCAACAACATAGCTGTTGTTCTCACCGGACACAGCAGCGTTAGCCGTAGCGTTCTTGCCATACTGACCGGCGAGAACGTTGGACTTATAGATGCGAATGCCAGCGATAGAGTACAGACCCTTACCACTGTTCATGTCACCCTGAGTGTTACCGATTTCACGGTTCAGGATGTTGGTATCAACAGAGGAGATCAAGCTGTAGTACTGACGAGGAGACAGGACTGCACAGCGACCATCCTGAGGAGCAGAGCGCTCATCGAGTACAGCAGCGGTTTCGAAGAATCCATCAACAATTGCCTGAGCGTTGTTGGTGTTACCAGCACCAATGTTAACGTGGAAGCCACCAGGCTCACCAGTTACCACCGCGGACTCAGTAGCAGCTTTGCAGAGGACACGTGCGAGACGGTCATCATAGTGAAGGGCGAGAGCCTCACCGATCTGCTTGGAGATCTCAGAGCGGCTGGACCACTGGCTCAGAATCTCGTCGAGATCATAGACAAACTGACTGGAGACCAGGAGGTCATCCATCTGGATCGTCTTCTCGTTGCTCTTCAGGCCCTCAGCAGGCTGAATAGCGGTACCAGGAGTGTGGTAGCCACTAGCAAGCTTACCGGTCAGCAAGAACTGCTTGCTCTTACCACCACGAAGGGAGTAGTTACGGATCAGTCCTTTGAAGATTGTAGCGTCATTGAAGGCATTAAACACTTCGCCAGAGAACAGCTTAAGAGAGGTTGCATAGCGAGTAGCGTAATCCTGAGCGGCTGTACGTGAACCGTCAGCTACGTTGTTGCCTTGAAAGTTAGTGAACGTCATTGGTCTAATAAGAAAGTTAGGAGAAAGATTGAAGACTAGATTGGTCGTCTAAAGATCTATCCTTTTCAGATGAAAGTTGTCCCTCGTAAGGGGCTTTCTCCTACTTTTTGAATATTTTCTTTGTAAGACCTAAACTAAAATTAAACACATGTGTGCCAGATACAATGCCTCTGAGCTGGGCAAAGACTAGGAGGGGACTCGAACCCCTCAACTGATCAAAGGAGATCAGCGCTCCGAGCTAGCCGGGCTTCCACATCGCTGCGGTAAGCCGGATCG